CAAATCGTGCGTGTTCGGGCCTGAAAACACGTAATTTTTCATCTAAATCTTTTAATTTTGCATTTTCTAATTTCCATATCCAATATAAACTATGATCCATATCATGAGCAATGAGTTTGTACTCATCTGGTTCATGTACTTGTTTTAAAATCTGTTCTAAATCTTTTAGTGCCATCGTTATAGTTCTATAAATTTACCAGTTATACCAATTTCATCACCTGCCTCAAGAATGTATCCTAAATCAGTTGTAGTTGATACCAAATCAGTTGGATACGTTCCTCCCTCTGATAACGAACCTGTATTGAAATTAAAACTTATTTCTGATCCTATCTCTTCATAGGTATATTTAGTATTTGCAACAAATACACCATTAACATATACTCTAAACCAATCGTCTGTATTAAATACTCCAATTAATTCAGGTGGTAATTTTGGTAAATCAACTGATGTTAGTTTTACACTATCAGCATCTACATATGTAGTTAATTTTGAACCACGTATAGACATGAAATCAATTATATCAGAATATTCATTATACATTTGTGTTTTAACTGCAGAATTTGTTCCACCTCCAGCTAAACCTGTTAAATCAGTTTCCATTCCCCAAACTACTTTTTTAGGTGTAATTGATTTTTTATGAGTTGATTCATTATTAAATTGTTCTGGTAAAAGATATGCATTAACCATCATTGTGAATGTAGTACGAACAATTCTTTGAGAACCTTCCCCTACTTCAGTAGTATTATCAAATGAATCTATTTTTGTTCTAAATTTGAATCCATTTTTATCTCCCCAATATTCATCTGTCGCATATTGAAATGCCTCAACAATCTTATTCATATGTTCTGTAAAATCAGTCCATATTATTACTTCGTAAGAAACAGTAACATAATCTGGCATTATAACATCAATAATTGCTGCTGGTTTTGTAGTACCAGTCATTGCTGAAAACTTATCGTATCTGTGTTTTTTTGAATACATTGATACTGATGGGTATGATACATGTCGGTTCATTGAAGATGCCATTGTATCATTTCTTTCAATTGAATTTCTCTTAAACATTATAAGAGGAATTTGTAATGCTCCGTTTTTATCTTTTAAGTATCCTTGTTTCTGTACAGATGTCCATCTTTCTGGATTACCATATAAAACAGGAACTTTAACTTTTTCACGGAATACTTCTATTGAAGGGACAACTGTATCTATCATGTGTTCGGCTATTGCCAAATCCACATCATATAGACGAACTCCTTTACCAAGTTCGTTTCCTTCTCTTTTTAATTGAGTTCCTCTATTTAAAGGAATATTTTTTAAAGGGTCTACTGCCATTATATTGTTCTTTCATCTATTTGTACTTGAGACTTCCTTACCATTACTCCAACAGCTATTAATTGATTACTTGTACTTTCAAATGTACTTGAGGCTGTATCATAAACTTCTGGCGAACCACCAATCCATTGAGGTTCTTTTACATTATCTATTTCATAATAGATTCCATCAAATAACATAACATCACCAATCTCAGGATATCCTGCCGTTAAGTTTTGTATAGCTTCTGTTGGTACAAGTGTTCCGTTTACATTTCTAACCTTTGGTACTGCATATGAAGTTTCTCTTAATCTCTCTCTGTTAAATCTGAATTCAACCAAACCTTGTCTATCTGGACCAAATCCTTCATATACAACATTCATTGGTTCTCTATCTACGATAGCCATCATTGTAGAAGGTGCTCTCCAAACTTTTCCTAAAGATTCACCATATAAGTTGGTTTTTGTTTCACCTACTGATATCTTAAATAAAGTTACTGCCTGTTCTACTACATAATCAACTACCTCTTCTGAAATAGTTTTTATGAAATCAATATCCTTTGCGTTGAAAAACTTTGGCATAATATTATCCTATAAAAATTGCTAATGGAACTTTATTCATAACAGTTTGTTGTTGATCAACCATTGCTGCTTCATTTTCCATTCTTTGTTTCTTACTCACTTCATTTAGGTTTTCTCTTAGTTGTTCTACTAAGTTATCCTTTTCTGTTTGTGCTTCCGACCTTAACTGTGCACCATCTAATGATACTTCTGAACCAGGTATTGGAACAGATGAATATTTTTCTCTAATAGCACCTAACATTTCTTTTGCAAGAGCTAAAGTATATTTTCTAATCCATTGCTTACCAACATCATTGATATTAAGGTATTGTGCAAAATTATATCCTACATTTGAATAATCAGATACTACATTTGGACTTACTACGGTTGCATTTCTTCTTACATCCTCTACAACTTGATATTCAAAGTGATATGTGTAGTTTTTTTCTGGTATTGGAAATATTTGTATTTTATTATTTACTATATTAAAGGTATGAGCAGATTTTCTAATCTGGTCATTCATTTCTATTTGTTGTATTCTTAATAAATCCTCATAAAGTGGCATCATAATGAATTGTGCCGCTGGTGAGAATGAACCAAATCCGAATTCATCTACTAAGTTAAGAGTTCCTTGTCCACTTACAGAGTAAGGATCAAAGAATCTTTGTATAGCAGGAGATGCTTCGTGAAATACTTTAGTTATATCAATTCGTTTTCCACTTTCAGATACATCACCCCAAAGTGCTTGTAAATCGTAATCTTGTACTCCATGTTTTGCATCAATAGAACCACTTTTAATATCAGTTCTACCACCTACATTTGCTTGGTTACCATATGCTTCTGAAATGGTTACCACGTTCATTAGTTCTGAACCGTTTACTGATTGATTGGTGAAATTTGTACTCGTTGATTGTCCTTCAAGTGCACCGAGGTTATTTCGTATATTAAATTGATTTACTTGTGCAGAGTACTCTGATACAGATTCTTCGAATACTGCAAAGAAGTTATCTCCTTGTAATTCAACATCTATGATTGGATATCCCAATCTTTTAGCACACCATGATGCTACTTTTGGTGCATCTGTTTGAAAGTTACTATCTGAATCAAAAGTTCCAAACGGAGTTGATGATCCTGAAGTAAATGTTGATGAACCCGTCCAAATTCTTGCTTGAGACATATTATTGTTTTTCCTTATTATTCAGTTATACTCTTATAAATATTGGAAATTAAAATTAAAGGTGTTTAGACAAAAAAAGAGAGAAACCTTTCGGAATCTCTCTAATTTGTAAATACCTAAGTATTTTACTTCAAGTAAGTTTAAAACTTAATTAACCGATTATAGGTTAGCTAAATCTTTAACGTATACTTTTCCGTAAAATTCTGGTCTAACCATCTTCTTAGCATATCTCGTCATAACGCCACGTCTTGGTGTGAAGTTAGTTGGGTCATATACTAAAGGAGTCATGATTAACGGTACATATGGTGCATAAACAGCTCCAGTTTCAAGGAAATTACTTCCTTTAAATCCTAACAAGATTTCGTTTGAAGTCATGTAAGGGTTTTTGTAAACTGTATATCTGTTTGCAATAGAACCAACAGTAGTTACACCAGCAGCGAAAGATGTAGCATCTTTATCAGCTGAAACTGTAAATCCTGGGATTGATTCTAAAATTGTACATACATCTGGAGAAGCAACAACGAAGTTAGCTCCACCTCTAAGTGTCAATTGGTGAATCTTGTTTGAAACTTTGTTAAGTTTCGCACCAAGAGTCTGGAACCAAGAGTTCTTAGTATAAGCGGCAGAGTTTCCACCTGCTACCCATGCAGTATTAGCTGAATCATATTCTTCACCTAAAGTTACAGACCAGTATTCAGTTGTTAACGCGTTAGCTTTTAACATATCAAGGATTTCAAGGTCAATCTCTAATGAGATGTACTCTGATAACATTGAAGTTAATTCAGCTTCTGCATCAATACTGTGGTATGCATTTAAATCTTGAGCTAACTCAGGAGTCCATACAGCTTTTAGTTTTCTAGTCTTAGCAACAATTGCTTCAGACTTTAATTCTAAATCTACTTCTGGAATTCCGATATCTGCAGGCGAACCTGGAGTGTTATCTTCAAAATCACCTCTGTTAGCTTCTACTGGAGCTTCAGAATATTTAACTGTAAGTGCATCAACAGGTCCTGCTTCAATTGTAGTCATTTTAGCAAAGAATACTGCGTTCGCTCCTACAACTTTAGAATGTGCTGGGAAGAATGAATCTGCCGCTTGAAAATCTGAAGATGATATATGGAATGAACGAATTCCGTCTAAATCAGGTCTAGTTAAACCAGAAGATGCAACAGATATTTTTGCAATATCTCCTGAAGCAACTGATGCTGATAAAGATGAATCGAAATTTACATCAGCCCATGAAGCTGTTGCATGTGTTTGTGCTCCTGCTGCGATATCAGTTGAAGTTTGATTTGAAGTATATCCAAATCTACCTTCACCGTATAAACCGTTTACAGCTGAATCAGTTGAACCTAAGTCCGAACCAGTTCCACCGAAAAGTGATTTTCCGCTGAATCCACCTTTACCTGCTTGAGCCGTACCATATTTAAAATCTAGATAAAAGATTAGTCCAGATGGTAAGTTCATTGGTTGTACACTAACGAATTCTTTCGAAGCTATTTCTCCGAAGATAC